CCAGATGCAACAAAAGTTACAAGAAGTCAAAATACAAATGTTACACAAATTTTCCAAGAATCTGTTTATGTATCTTACGCAAAAATGTCAAATATGGGAACATTATCAGGAGCTAATATAGCAGGACAAACAGCAAATCCAAAATCTGAATTAGATTTCCAAGTTGGAAACAAAATGGCTAAGATAGGAAGAAGCATAGAAAAAACATTTATGCAAGGTAAGCACAATAAAGCAACAAGTGATTCAACAGTTAACAAAACAAGAGGAATTATAGAAGCTATTGTAACAAATGAAATTAAAGCATCAGGAACACCTGCATTAGATATTTGGCTTGTAAATGAACTTTTACAAAAAATCGATGAAAATAATGGAGATATAACAGACTTAGTTTTATGGTTAAACAATGTTCAAATTAATCAATTAAATGGTTCAGCAGTTGAAAACGGATTAACATTAGTTCCATCTTCAAGAAATGTAAATGGTATTCAATTACAAGAACTAGTTTTACCACAAGGAACTGTAAGAATAGGAAAAGGACAATTTGTTCCTGCAGGTACAGCATTATTATTAAATTTTGATGCAATAAGACCAATAGAACAACCAGTTCCAAACAAAGGAAATTTCTTCTTAGAACCACTTTCAAAAACAGGTGCAGGAGAAAAATATCAAATATTTGGACAAATTGGTTTGGACTATGGAAATGAATTACTACATGGAAAAATAACTGGACTTTCAACTGAATTTACAAAACCACAAGGCAAAAAAGTTGTTGTAGTTAATACAGCTACAGGTGGAACTACTACAGAATAGTCTAAATAGAAAGGAGGGCTTTAAATGGGAGAACAAGAAGCAGTAAATTCACAAATATTAAGGATGAGAAGAGAAATACTAGGAGATAAAAATAATGCTTCATTAGATGATGCATTTAGTGACAAGTTAGAAGATGCGAAACTTATTTTCCTAAATAAAGTCTATCCTTTCGACAGAGAAAAAACAGAAATACCAGAAAGATACACAGGGTGGCAGACTAGATGTGCAATAGAATTGTACCATTTAGAAGAAGATGGCGAATTTACTTCATATAGTGAAAATGGTCTATCATGGACCAAAGAAAAAACAGGATTGTCATCAAAATTATTAGATGAATTGCCACCACCTCAGGCAGGTGCGCCGATATGAGAAATCAATGGAAAAAAGATATATATATTGCAAAAAAACAAAAAGATGATAGAGGAAATGACATTATAGATAAATATGGAAAAGTTAGTTATAAAAAAGCTGAAAAATACCGATTTAATGTTCAACCAATGGGAGCAACAGCTAATGCTACAAATGGCAAAACAGAAATTATGGATTATGGACAAAAAACAATGTTAATGCAAAGAGCAATTGTAGACTATAAAACATATTTTGGAATGTTTGAAGCAGATGATTTAGCATATTTAGATGGGGCGAATCCAGAAGGAGAAAATGTTATAGGCGAAAAGGCTAATTATAGAGTGGATGCAGTATTAAATCAGAATAAAGTAATAGCAATATATTTTGAAAAATTAACTGAAAAGTAGGTTGGTATTATGGATATGAATATCAATACCAAAAGTGAAATTCGACTTTCGTTATCGAGTTTGGAAGAGTATATAAAAGAATTAAAATTGAAGAAACAACAAATTTTAAAAGCAACTCAAAACATAGCAACAAGAATTGCAGAAGAAGCAGGGAAAGACACTTATAAAAGTGTTGAAATTATTCCTGCTGAAATGGATGATACAACTGCAATAGCTTATGCAAGAAGTAATGATTCAGGCTGTGTATATGCAGAATTTGGAACAGGGATTGTGGGAAGTCAAAATCCCCATGTAGATGAAGCTTTATCAAAGTCTGGTTGGAAATATGATGTGAATAAACATGGAGAAAAAGGTTGGATATATCCTAAAAAAGATGGTTCTTTTGCATGGACTAAAGGACAGGTTGCTCAGAAAAAATTTTATAAGGCAGGACAAAATGCAAGAGAAAAAGCTCCAGAGATAGCAAAAGAAGAATTGAGAAAATTAAGAAATGAATAGGAGGAAGAAGTAATGGGAATGCCAGAAGTATATGATGAAATCTTTGACTATGCAGAAAAATACATAAAAGATAATTCAAAATATGCTCCGATAATTCTAGTTACTCCTCCAGAAGAAACAAAAGTATTTCCTTTAATAGTAATTACAGAAACAAACAATATTCTTGCAGATGAAACATTAAAGAAAAGTGAGTCACAATACAGGTTAGAGTATGAAATTGAAATATATGCAATAGACAAAGGAAATATTCCTAAAGAAATAATAATACAGGAATTAAAAAAACTTGTTAATGAAGTTTTTGATAACCACTATGGAATGCTTAGAAGGGCTTGTATTCCTACTCCAAATGCAGATAGGAATGTAAACAGGCTGTATATGCGTTATAGCGCATTAATAGATGAAAATAAAATAATTTATAGGAGGTAATTGGTTATGGAAGGAGCATTAGCTTATTCAGATATAGGAACAATGTTATATGTAAATGGAGAAGGAGGCTACAAAGAGTTAGTAGGAATTAAATCTGTACCTGCAAGTGGTGGAGAACCTGCGACATTAGATGCAACAGAGCTAAAAAGTGAAAGAAATCAATATATTCCAGACAGAACAGATAGTCCAAATCAAACATTTACATACAACAGAACAGAGGAAAAATTTGAAGCAGTTAAAGCAATTTGTGATGGTAAAGAACATGAATTTTTAGTTGTATTTAGAGATGGAGCAGGAACATATATAAAAGGTTCAGCTGTTACATATAAAAATGAAGTTTCTAAAGGTTCTGTATTAGAGGCGACATTAGTTATAACACCAACAGATATACAAGACAAAAAAATAGCAGAAGTATCTGCGCTAATACCAACAGCAGGAGAATAGTATTTAAAATTATTTAATGGAGGAATTGAATTATGGCAAAAGCAAAAAAGATTGAAGTAGAAGGAAAAGAATATATATTAGCTTTTCCTACAAGAAAAGATGCAGAAAATGCAGAAAGATTAGGTTTCTGCTTGAATTTGATGGAAACACAACCATTAATTCAAATGGATAAATTGTTCCATTCAGCATTATTAGCAAAACAAGGAAGAATTACTGCAGAAATGGCAACAGAGATTAGGGAAAAATACCAAGAAGAAGGTGGAGATATAGGAGATATTAATTCATTCCTTATCGAACAGTATATGGGTTTTTTCAAATTCCAAAATGGGAAGAAAAAAGTGAAGAAAGCAGAGACGATAGAAATTTAGAAAATATAGATGATGGCAAAGAAGAAGTTAAATTTTTTACTTTGAAAGAATTTTTTAGAAAACATCTTTTACCATTAGCATTAACATTCGGTATGTCTACGCAAGAATTTTGGCATGAAGACCCAGACTTGCTCTGGACATACCGAAAAGTTTATATGGATAAATTAAAAATAAAAAATGAATTAGACAATCAACAAGCATGGAGAATAGGTTTATATGTTTATGAGGCTGTTGCAATAGTGATGCATAATTCTTTTAGAAAAGAAGGGCAAGTTGCACAAAATTATACTGAAAAGCCTTATGAATTTAATCAAAAACCAAAAACACAAAAAGAACTAATGGAAGAAGAAATTAGAAAAAATGAGGAATTAATAAGAGAAAATTTAACTAGAGGGAAAAATATACTGCATCCAAAGAAGATAGAAGGTGAGCTAAGATGTCAAACTACAATGTAGATACATTAGAAAATAAAATAATTGTAGAAGCAAGAGAAGCAATAAAAAGTTTAGAAAATATAATTGGATATGTAGATAAAACAAAGACAGCTGTAGATTCTATGAAAAGTGCAACTGGTTTGAAAAATTTAGATGCTCAAGCAAAACAATCAACTTCAAGTCTGAAAAAAATGCAGTTAGCAACTAAAGGTTTAAAAACAGCGCTGAATTTTACAGGATTAATATATGGATTTAAAAAGGTATTTGGTTTCTTAACAGATTCATTAGAAAACAGTATTAATTACATAGAAACATTAAACTTATTTGAAGTTTCTATGGGAAAAACATTAAACCAATATGGAAATCTTAATAGTGAATCAAGCAAATATTATACAAAAGCATTAAAGTTCCAAAATGAATTGAATCAAGCTTTTGGAACTAATATAGAAGAAACAATGAGATACCAAGCTTTATATAATCAAATGGCAGAAAGTATGGGAATAAACGATAGTGCATCATATATAATCTCTGAAAATTTAACAAAATTAGGTATAGATTTAGCATCATTGTTTAATGCAACAGAATCAGACACTATGGAAGCATTAAGAGCAGGAGTTTTAGCAGGACAAACAAAACCATTAAGAAATTATGGATTAGATGTAACACAACAGACATTATCACCAATAGCTCAAGAATTGGGGATAACTAAAAGTGTAAAACAGTTATCGCAAGCAGAAAAAATGATATTGAGATATATAGCTGTATTGAAACAGGCAAGTTCTGCTCATGGGGATTTTGCAAAAACAATAGAAAGTCCTGCAAATCAATTAAAAGTATTTAAACAACAATTTGCAGAATTAAAAACAGCTGTAGGTAATTTCTTTCAAGGATTATTGGGTCAAATATTACCATATATAAATGGTATATTAATGGCAATAAAGGAAGTTATAAAAGCAATAGCTGTTATGTTTGGAATTAAAGTTACTAGTGCAAATTCAAATTTAGTAGACCAGACAGGAATTGAAGATTTAGAATCAGGACTTAGTGGAGCTGTTGGAAGCGCTAAAGAATTAAAATTGCAACTTATGGGGTTTGATGAAATTAATAATATCACAACCGATAAGGGGTCTGGAGGTTCTGTTGGGGGAACTTCTGTAAGTGGTGTTGATAGTAGATTACTAGATGCAATGAAAGAATATGATAATTTGATGTCAGATGTAAAAATGAAAGCAACTGATATTAGAGATAATATTATGGATTGGTTAGGATTCACTAAAAAGATTAATCCTTTAACTGGAGAAGTAAGTTGGGAATTAAAAGAGGGATGGACAAATTTAAAGAAAATATTAACAGTTATAAAAACTCTTATAGGATTATATTTAGCAACAAAGTTATTAAAACTAATAGGTAATCTAAGAAATTTCTTTACAATATTAAAAACAGGAAAAGCAACAGGACTAACACCTTTTGTTTCAGGACTTACAGGACTTAAAAATGCCTTTACTAAAACAACAGAAGGAGTAGGAAAACATGCTAAAGAGTATAAGACATTAAATGAAAATGCTGTAAAAGCTACATTAGGAATAGCAGGTTTAACAGCTTCTTTATATAATTCTTATGACAGTATGAGAGATTTAGTAAGAGGTACAAAAGATGCATCAGATGCTTATCTTCAATTAGGAATTTCGATAGGAGGAGCGGTAGGAAGTGGAGCTTTAATAGGTTCAACCTTTGGTCCTGTAGGAACAATAATTGGAGGAATTGCAGGACTTGTTGCATCAGCTACTACTGCTATAATTACATATAATGAAGAACAAAAGAAATTAGCAGAAGCGGAAGCATTAGCGGATATGTTTGATAATCAAGGTAGGTCAATGGATTCTGTTTTAACCTATTACACTAAAATACATGAAGCAACAACAAATTTTACTGATATTATAAATGATAGTTCTGCAAAAATTAAAGATAATAATAAACAATATGAAGAAACAGCAACATCTATAGAAAATTTAACAGCAAAATTAAATTCAGCATACTATGAAGTTAATAGTCAGGACTTCACAAAAATAAAAGAGGATTTTTCAAGTTTAGCAACAGTAGTAAATGACAATAATGCTGAAATGGTATCATCACTTATAACAAATGCTAATCACATGAAAGAATTAGGAATTATAAGCAAAGAAGAAACAGACAGCATGATTGATGATATAGTTAGGTATCAAACAATGCAGGGAGATAAAACAGCAGAATTAAAAAGGCAAATGGTAGAACTAGACTTAGAAAGACAAAGAGGAAATATTTCTACTGAAGAATATACAGAAAAAGTCTTAGAATTAACATCTAAAATGGATGAATTAAATGGACAAGTGTCAATTCATACATCAGAATATAAAAGATTAATAGATAATTACAACTCAAATAAAATAGATATGAAAAATGCAAAGGAAGCGGAAGAGTTTGTAAATAGTCTTAAAACTACTATGGAATCAACTATTACAGAAATGAATAATTCTAATCTTGCTTTAAACAATATGATAGATACCATGATAGCAAGTACTACAGATGAAGAATTAATAAATAGTTTAGAAAATTACAGAACAAAAGCTAATGAGGCTTTTGAATTGGATGTAGAAAAAATACAAGGAGATTATAAAGGAACATTCGGAGTAATCTTAGCTCAAATGCTTGAAAGTGGAGCATATACGGCTGAAGAAATGCAAACAGTAAAAAATACAATAAATGATATTTTAAAAGATACTGGAAATATTGATTTATCAGGACAAGGGAAAGAAACTTTTGAATCTCTTGTAGAAGGAATGATTGAAAGCAAAGATAAAAATTTACCAATATTAATAGTTGAACTTGAAAAATATGGTTTTAACTTAAAAGAAAAATATATGTCAGGAATACAATTTACTGAGGCAGAGCAAAAAGTTATTAGTAGTAATTGGACAGAAGCATCTCAAATAAAAAGTGGTGATTTTGTATGGTTAGTAAATCAGATTGCAAAAGATACACTAGAAATAAGAAATGCTCATGGAAAAGCAATTGAGTTTACTCCAGAAGAAAAACTAAAAATGGCACAAATGATTTCAAATCCATACAATATGACATTAGCAGAAAAGGCAAAAATATTAAAGAAAATTGTTGAAAATGGAGGAGAAATCAGGAACAAACATGGAGAAGTAGTTCAGTTTACACAAGATGAAATAAATGCGATAGAAGCTTGTTTAAATAAACCTATTGTATCATGGACAGAAAGTGACAGAATGATTGATGCAACAGAGAAATATACGCAAAATGCAATAGATACTTTGATTTATAATATTTATGCTAAAACAAGTGAATGTCAAACAGCAGGGAAAGACTTAGGAGATAATACAGGAGATGCAATAATAGAAAGCCTTGAAGCAAATGGTCCAGAGGTTGAAAAAGTTTCAAACGAATTAGCAGAAATAATTTTGGACCAATTAGACACAGATGAGGATATGAGAAAAGAAGCTGTAGAATGTGTAAAAGCATATTTGCAAGGATTGTCAGAAGAAAAACAGAGAGAATTACTAAAACAAGTAGGAATAGAAAATGCAGAGGAAGTAATTAAAGGATTAAAACAAGGTAATTTAGCGGAAGATGTAGGTATAAATATAATTAAAGGATTGAGAACAGGTCTTCAAAACAATTATTGGCAAGGTGTAACTTTAAGTACAGCATATAATTTTGCTTCTAATATATTAAATAAATTTAAGGCAACATTTGGAATACATTCACCTTCTAAAGAAACAAAACAATTCGGATTGTATTTATTAGAAGGATTAGGCTTAGGAATAAAAAATGGCGAGAAAAATATTCTAAATAGTGTATCAGATTTTTCAAAGAATGTTTTAGAAGAATTCTCAGTTCCTTTAGAGTATATAAGGAATGGAATCAGCATAAAACAAAGTGAATTATCTGTTGATACAAATCAGTTTATAGATTATGGAGCAATAGAAGGAAATATAAATAGTAAATTTAATTTTACTAGCAATATATCTCAAATTCCAAGATTAGTATATGATGCTGTGATGCAGGGAATGAAAAACAGTAATATACAAGTGGACATCAAAGCAGAGACTGAAGAAGGAGTCATAGTAAAGAAAGCATCGCAAGGTTTTAAAGAGCATGTGATACAAACAGGGGAATTACCTTTTCCAATTCCAATATAGAAAAATAAAGCTTGAGAATGAGCTACAGATGAACGAATAGTTTATTTGTGGCTCATTTTTAGATAGAAGGTGAAACATGTCAACAACATTTATATCAGATTTTGTAGATAAAACTTATGTACCGAGTAATTTAATAAAAGTAGATGGCAAAGAAATTGAATATTTAGCAGGTTATGAAGTTGAAGAGTATGACTTAAGTAAGGATGCAGGAAGAAATGCAAAAGGAACTATGAGACTTGCGTATATAGCGACAAAATACAAAATTATATTTAAAACTAGATATATACATCAAAAGGAATTACAAAAAATATATGAAAAACTTCCAAGGAAACAATTGTCAGTAGAATTTTTTAATCCATATACAGGAACATATCAAACAATACAATGCTATCGAGGAGATAGAGCAGTAAACATGAAATGGGATAGACAGTATTTAGGAAAATTATATGAACCAGTAAGTCAATCATTAATAGAATTGTAGGTGAAAGAATGCAAGTTGTAAGTAATCAATTTAAAGAAATGTGTAAATCAAATACACCATCTGGAGCTATTGCTAGAATACAAATATTAGGAAGCGATACTATTATAAAAGAGAATACAGATATACAAAGTATTTCTATTGAAGATAATTGCTATGCTAATGACAGATTTATAGGAACAACTGTTGCAAAGAAGGCTACAATTAATGTTTTTAATGATGACAATATTTATGATTTAGAAAATAAAGAAATAGAATTGAAAATGGGCTTTGATATAGATGGAACAGAAGAATTAATAACATTTCGGAAATTTCATAGTAGAAAAACCTGAGACAGAAGAAGTTCAAGCTAAAACAAAGTTTGTGTGTTATGACTATATGGTGAAATTTAATAAAGAATTTATTGATAATAATACATATCCAATTTCATTAGGTAATTATTTCTCTAATTTATGTGTTCAAGTAGGATTAGAAGCAGGTAATTTGGATTTTGTAAATTCAGATTATTTAGTACAAGGAAATGCTTTTACTAATAATGAAGATTGTAGAACAGTTTTAAGCGCTATTGCTCAAATCGCAGGCGGAATAGCAAAAGTAGGTAGAGATAATAAAGTATATATTATTAATTTACAAAGAAATGGAATATTAGAAGAGATAGATGGAAATAACTATGATACATTTACTCCCAATAAATTATTTGGACCTATTAATAAAGTTATTTTAAAAATGAATAGTGGAGTGAATGGAGAAGAGAGTGTAAGGTCAGATGAAGAAGATATAAATATTAATGGGGAATTTGCAATAACAATTGCAGATAATCCAATATTAAATTCGGCAGACCAACGAGAATTAGTTATAGATAATATTTTTAATGTGCTTAAAGGTACTAAGTATTTACCATATAAAACAACTTATTATGGTTATCCTTATTGCGATAGTACAGATAAAATAAAAATTCTTAATGTAAATGATACGGAATATATTTCATATATTTTTAACCATACAATTAATTATGATGGAACTTTTTCTGGAAGTATTGAAACATCAGCTCTAACAAAAGCGCAAAGTATGTATAAAAATACAATTGATTTTAAAACATGGAAAAGAAATACTGAATTAATAGTAGACAAAATCAATGGTGAAATTACAGCAATAATAAAAGAAACAAGTCAGATACAAAAAGAAACTGTAAAGAAAGTAGATGTCTTATATGCATTAGGAAGTTCGCAAACAACAGCGCCAACATCTGGATGGAGTACAACAGCTCCGAAATGGGAAAGTGGAAAATACATGTGGCAAAAGACAGTTACAACTTATGGAGATGGAACTATGGCAACAAGTGCAATTACATGTATTTCAGGAGCAAAAGGTGATACAGGAGAACAAGGACCGCAGGGAGAAAAAGGAGCTACAGGAGAACAAGGACCACAGGGAGAAAAAGGAGCTACAGGAGAACAAGGACCACAAGGAGAGAAAGGCGACACAGGAGAACAAGGACCACAGGGAGAGAAAGG